ATACTTAGGATTGTTTTCCATTATTGTGTGATAGAATCTTACAAGTTCGATAGCATCGCCTGTAGCACTTCCGTCATCAGTTCCTATCATTACTATATCCGGATTTACCATATCCCAAGCAACAGTTCCCATTGCAATTAAGTATGGGTTGTAAACAAACCGTGTATTAGTAATGTGTTGTATAAATTCTCTGCGTACTGTACCTGGCAATACTGTGCTAATAAGCACAAGCAATTGGTCTTTATTCATATGCTTATTTGCTTCTTTAAGAACACTATGAACAATGTCGTATGAAAAATCTTTTGGTTCTAAATGTGCTGTAGGTGCTCTACCATCATAATTAGGATCATGTGGTGTAGGAACAGCAACAAATACAATGTCTCTATCCTTTACTGCATCTTGTATAGTATCTTCTACAATTACATAATCACTATGTACTGTATCAATATCATAACCTAGTACACTATGTCCTTTTTTAGCAATTACTTCTGCACATGGCAATCCTAATTTGCCTAATCCAATAAATCCTATCTTCACGTTTCTTCTCCCAATTTTGGTACAAACATATTTACAATCTTCTTATTACAGTGCATTTAAACGTGGTTTACAGCAGTATAGCGTAACTGTAGCTCTTGGTATATAACACCGCTGTATGACGCTTAAAATGCGTTTAAGGCACCTTAAAACTGTGCTAGTAGTTCATAGGTTTTGTAATAATCTTCTTATTATCCAAAATCATCTTATTGTGTTTAACAATAGGTTCGATATTAGATCTCCAACTTTTAAATTCATTCTTATCCATTTTGCAAAGTCGCTCGATTTCATTAACTATAGATATCATCCTATCTCCATGGTCATCAATGGTATCGTATGATTCATTGATGAAAGGATGAAAGGTTTTGTAACCTAGTTCCCTCAAATATTTTAAACTATTTGGTGCAGTTGCTATTACAAATGGGTGACCTATTCCAATAGCCTTAAAAATTTTTTCGCTAAAGAAAGGAACTTCTTCGTGATATGTAGTTTCATTTATTACACTAAAATATGTTCTTGCATAGTAATCATTTATTGATGTCTCATGCTCTGCCCTATTTGTTACTAAGTCCTCCGTATCCAAATATAAAGGCGGAGTATGAACAACATCTTTGTTTCTTTCCAGTATAGGTTTTATTCGATCATGGTCTCTATATAGATCCATTAACCTATTGTAAGCCGCATTCCAATTCCACCCATCATCAGATGGAGCAAAACTTACATATCCTCGATCCAGAAGATTTCTATCCTTTAATAGAGTAAACATTAAAGTTCGGTGTGATCTCCATCTTCTGTTTAGATTGAGATATGCTCTTTCATACTTTTGTTTTTTCTGTAAGGTTAGAACATTCTTAGACTTGAGTATCGTATCCTTTCCAGTAGATTCAAAAAGACTAAACCAGTCTAGTTTTATCTCGGGCAAATTATATTTTGCTGATAATTTTTTAATATAGTCATGCATGGTTGGTATTGCACTAAGGAATATAATCTTGTGTGCAGGAATTGAATGTTTAATAACAATATCTTCGTAAATAGTATCAGCACAAGAATAAAAATGTTCTAGTCCATTATCTAGCATTAGATGTATGTTAGAGTCAGGATCCTTAATTTCTTTGAATTCTTTTTCCGGTACTAGTGCATTAATATCAAATACCTTAAAACTTTTGTCATTAGAAAATTGTATGTAGAAAAACTCTTGAGGTATTTTCCACTTTGCTACAACCCCTGTACTATTTGAAATGTTAAGCACCTGTGGGTTATTGGCATTATAGGTTAACACATAAATTAAATTGTTTTTGTTTATGCAGGGCATTATAATCTCTTTACATACGGAGGAGACCAAAATTTTAATGTATCATCTAGTGTGCTACAATTTAAAACTTTTGCATCATACTCTTTTGCAAACTGTTTCATATTATCAGTAACTGTATAAAAATGTTCAAGATACTTTAAATATCCTAAAGGTGTTGGATGATAGTCTGCACTTTGACCTTCACCACTCCATCCTTTAATAGGAGTAATAGGCCACGTGCCTTTGTAAACAACATCAACTATAGCAGGCTTTATACTTTGTATTGTATTTGTATACGTATCAACAACATCTTGTAATTCATTACCTTTTACAAAATCTACCATCTTAAGCATATCTGTGTCACAAGGAAGATGATTTAGATAAACTCTTGCTTGTTCTACTAATGCCAAATCTCTAATTAGATAAAATCTTTCATTGCTCCATTTATTTACAAACTTTACATCTATAACACCTTGAGTGTATATGTTTCCTGGTGTTTGCCAATTAAAATCTTTGTATCTATCTTCTCTTGAAATGCTGCTCCACATTACTATTACTAGATCATTTTCTGTAAATTTGTGTGTTAGGTTAGCCTCTACTATGCTATTAGATATGAATAAATTGCCGCCACCGCTTTTTGCATAATTGTAATATTCAGGAACTTCTTTGGATATAATATCAGCCCACGTAGGCCAATTATAACTTGTTAGACTGCACCCGAATGCAAAAAATCTCTTGTATTGATTAAACGGTTTCAAAATACTTCTCCGTTCTAGCAACTGCTTCGTGTATTGCATCAGCATAAAAGTCACTGTGTCTAATTAAATTAAAATTGTGTTGTATTGTGTCCATGCTCTTTTCTAATCTTGCTATCTTTTCTTCCTGTGAGAGTGTAATCCAATCATATAATACTTGTTGTGTGGCATTGAAGCGTTCTATATTATCCTCTATGTCATTGTATACAGGATCTATTCCACACCAATCTGTTCTAAATCCCATTTGTTCAAGACATCTAAGAGTTCCTCGGCTAGCAAATAGTATAAGCGGATGGCCCATTGTAATAGGTTTAAATATTTTTTCAGTAATAAAAGCAACGTCATGCAGGAATATAGTTTCTGTTATTACTGTGAGCAAACTATTTTTATATATGTCAACGTTATACTGATTAGCAGCATTTGTTTTACTCCAGTCTCCGTCTATAAACTTAGGAAATTCTTTTGTTATATCTTGATAGTCACCAACTAAATTTTCTGTATCTTTATCTCTAAGTCTTATTTCATTGCCGCTTACTATTCCATTATTTAAAAAGCCGTCTTTCATTAATCTATATAAGTGTGCGCCACGCTGGGGACGATAAACTCTGTTAAGGCTGTTGTAATCCTTGCTGGCAGGGTTCGCCATAGCATATTTTATAACAGGACTAGTAGGCAAATTACCATCTCCGAATATGTTTCCAAAGTGATTACTATACATTATATCATACATCTTGTCAACACTTTTGTATTTTCTCCATCTTCGATATTGATGTTCAACCTTTTTATTACCCTGTAGTATTAGAACGCTGTCCTTAGGTAATCCAAGTTCAATCATAGTGTCATGTGTAGATAAGAAACAATCCCAGTGTTGTGTAACCATAGGACCACCTTCTCTGTCAGCATTTATCACAAGTCTAATTTTTTTCTTTTTAACTAATTTTCTTATTTTATTTGGTATACAAGACAAAATATGTTTATGAGGGACTGCACCATCAGTTAAAACTCCTGCCCACCACTGTGGATCTCCTCTAACATCTACAAAATATATTCCTTTTTCGTTGACGTCTGTTAACTCCGAGACATCTAGTTTCATGTTAATGCACTTTTGTTTAATAGGCGCACCCGGTGCAACAAGCCAATAGTCTGTGTTACCTTTAGTTGCTAATTTGTTTTGATTAGAATCATTGTTTAATAATGTATCGAAGTATATTTTCATCGAATCCATCCTTGTATTTCAGGAAAAGTTTCTTCTACGCTTTCTTTGCGCAGATCATCGTAATATTTTGTTTTTACCAATAACTTTGTTTTAAGTTCGGGAGAATACATCGATGTTCGTAATCCATTTATAACACCCTGCATTCCATATTTGATGTTTCCACCGTGCTGTGTAGCAAACTCTTCCAAGGATTTTATGATATCTACCTTATCCTCTTCTGGGATTATTTTAAAACTATAATAGTCTGGATTCATTATATTATAAAAATTAGGGTTATAATTTTTTGTACTGACTAAATCATTATCAATAATATACTGAATAAACTTAGGTAAAGTCTTTATATTAAAAATAGATACTACCGTGTTTGTATGCAATTCTACATGTGGAGTTTCCTTCCTGATTAATTTTAGATTACTTTCCACTAAAGGCCAATCTGTTCCGTGCCGTATGTATTCAGCCTTAGATCCATAATGATCTAAGCTCGCTCCAATCATAACGTTACTAAATTTTTTCCATAAGTCTAAAACACTCTTTCCTTTATATTTTAACACACTCATGTTTGTGTTGTATCTTAACTTTACATCTGTTCGATCGTGATTAATTAGGTATTCTAATATTTCGTAATGCTTATCTGTAAGTAATGGCTCGCCACCTGCAAAGTAAAATTCTTCTATAGTGTCAAAGTGGGGTTCGAACTGCTTGTATAGATCATCATTTGAATTGCCACCAGCGAATGTGTAAACATTACCTCTGCCTTCTTCTTTGGCCCAACTTGAACTGTAAGTACCACTACAACTCCTACATTTAAAATTACAAATATTACTCCATCTAACATCTAAATATCGCAACCTAAAATCGTCCATGCTGCCATCATCATTAGTGTTTAAAACTGCATCATCAATATATTTTTCAAACTGCTCATTTGAATGCTTTCTAAAACTGCTATTACCAGCATCTTCGTCTCTATAGCAGGCTGTGCATTCTATGCAGCGTTTGCCTTTCAGCATATTTGTGCGCATCTGCTTAAACTTTTCATTGTTAAAGACATCTTCTAATTTTTTGTTCTGAACATTACCCATCGGCTTTTGCCAATCTCCTACACAACAGGGTAACACATTGCCGTCAGGATTGGCATACAGATGTATCCAAGGCAATATGCAAAATGTTTTACTGGGCACAGTCAAAATAAAATTCCTCTAGTTCGGGAAATGTTTCTACAAAACTTACATTTCTTCTTCGATCATATTCAGTAAACCAATTATGAAAATCTCTTCGACCTTCTTGTACACGCTCTGGAGTATAATTTGTAGAAGCCATGTAATCAACTACACGTCTAAACTTCTCATATTCAAGTATACTAAATTTGTGTTTGTCTGCATCATCTAAATTTTCTGCTATAAATTGTAAGTGCTGTTTCATATAAGGAACAAATGCATCTTTAGGAAGTATATTCATATCATATTGCAACGGTTCTTTCAGATACGGAGTATCAAATCTAATACGCTGCCATTTAGTTTGATTATCACTGTTGTATTTTATGCGCCATTCTAAGAACTTTTGCAATAGTTTACTAAAGTTAGTTACAGTTAAAATATTAAATGTAACCATAAATGTTAAAGGCATGTTAGTCTTAGTCATGTAAGTGTCTAAGTTCTTTTCCCACAGCTCTAAATCTAAGCCTGTTCTAATATACTCTGCTTGTGGTCCCCATGTATCAATACTAGTAAAAATCTTAAAGTCTTTGATACAGCCTTTTTCAACTAAACTGTTTACTTTGTCAGTAAATCTCTCAATAAGGATAGGCTTAACACCTAAGTTAGTATTAATGTTTAATTCTAATTCAGGGCATGGATTCTTTTCTAGTTCGTCGAACATACGCCATGTGCTTTGCTGTAGTAACGGTTCACCTCCTGTAATACGTAAAATTGTAAGTGTCTTACGCAATTCAGGCCACCACTTCCACCATGCTTTAACATATGGATTTGTTTCTTCGTCTTTGTGTATTTTAAACCAGTCAATATCATTCCTATGATTCTTAACCATAGTGTATGGACCTTCTTTTTCAATTTCTTTATAGTAACTGCTAGAATGTTTAGGATGACAATATCCGCATTTAAAATTACATTCATTACCGAAACTAACTTCCACATATTGTGGATTAACATCTGCCATTGGGTTTTGTTTAATATCATTAAAACGTTTTGGTGTATGTATACTTGCATTCCGTTCTTTACGATCACTAATGTAATCTTTACCCATACATTCAACATTCCAACAATAGTTACAACCGCTAGGTTTCTCTCCGTTTATCATAGCCTGCCTTTCGGCTTTCTTTTGAGGGGTATTATGCAATAGACTAGGATTTTCTTCTAGTCCTTCCAGCGGAATTTTATGTGGAGCAGGATGATAACAACTATGTGTTTCTCCTGTTCCTAAATAGATAGTAGTGTGATGCCATTTGGCCATACAGAATGTAGGCGATATCTCGTCCATGATAGGTATAAATTTTTCTATCCTATCTTTGTCATGCATCAAACTGCTCCTTTAACCAATCAAAGTCATTTATTAATCTTAGAGCATCTGGGTCAGCACTATTAGTCTCACCATATTTCCTGCCAGCAAGAGCTCCCTGAATAGCACAATCGCCAAACGGACGGTCTTTTCCATATTCTGAACACCACCTAGCCAACCTTTCGTTAGTTTCCTGTTCGTTTTGTGCTCTTATAGTTTTACTTGCTAACTTACAGCATTCTCTAAATGCACCTTTCCATGCTTCAAACTCATTTGTATTAAATGCTGTTATGTTAGAAAGTTCGTTAAC